GTATCGGAATAGACTACTGCTCCTGTTGGGTTCTTTTCGAGGAAAGACTTGACGACCCCAAGAACGAAGTAAGTTTTACCAGTAGCGGACTCTCCTGCAAAAGCAGTAACTTTATTATCAGGGACGCCACCGAAGAGGCTACCGCTGAGAACAGCATTGAGAGCGAAGCTACCAGTATCAATAAACCCCCCAAACTCAGCACTACCAGCGCCGTCAGCGGCCAAAGAAGTATCTTCATCTTTCAACTCCTTAATCAATTCACGAAGAAAATCACTCATACATCTCCATTCAGCATATGTTTGTTATAAACCTGACTCAACTCGCAGTAAGCATTCCACACTTCGCCAGGAATGATACCATGACCGTACGAACGCGTGACAAGCTCAATTGCATTAGCTAGTTTGCGTGATGCACGAATCTCTTCAATTGTACCACGTGGATGTGTTTCAAAATCGGTGCTTGGATAATTCATAACGACTTCTCTTTTATATAAGGTCCGCCAATCTTATCAAGTTTCAATTTGAAATCGACCAGCTTAGCGTTGCGGTTGGGCCACTTAATAATCTCTTGATCACAATTCTTGTTCAAGTTTCTCAAAAGAGGCATTATGGAATCATACATCTGTTGTAGTCGTAATGTCAACTCTTCTACTTGACCAGACAGATCATCCGTCTGAACTTTAACAAGTTCTTTTTCATCAACGGTTGTAAATCCAAAGTCTTCGTCAAAAGAACTGATCGAGTGTTTGTTGGTCATTTCCTTCTTTCCATCCTATTGCATCAAGGATTGTTTTAATTGGTTCGACAAACGCCTTCTCATACTGAGTGTCGTAATCGATGTATTTGTCAAGGTTTAACTCTTTTGGTAACTTACCTGGTGTGGCAATCACGGGATTCTTATCCAATGTTCGTGGCAATGGTGAAGAACCAAGCATGTAGCAAAACTTTATCTTCTCACCATCGCCAATCAGAGGATACCGCGTATCGAGGTTACGCAACTTAATCAGATGGTTATATATCAACGATCCTTTAACATGGATCGGCGTACTTGGTTTGAAGTTCAAAGTGCCTGTATCATAAGCCTTTTGCAATATCTCACCATTCTTTCCCCTGATGTCTTCTTTGATTAGTCCACGAACACTACGAGGAAAGGCAACGTCCTCAAACGGTAGTTTCTTGAATTCTTTACGGAAGTCTCGAATGAAACGTTGTATCGCAGGTTCATCTTGGTTCATAATGACAGCAAGAGCGTTCTTAATGTTTTCACGGCATGCAGATGGTGTTGAGGAACGAACAGCTTCAATACCTTGCATCTTGAGCTTAGGTTGTTCGTATCTAACACCCTCGAGATCGTACACGTTAAGGATATAATGTTTCTTTCCCGTCCAGATCCCTTTGTTTGCTATCGCTTCGCGTTTCATTTTCATCTTCTGCTCATAAGCTGCAACATAGGTTGCAAGCTCAGCATACTTCTCGTCAATAAACGGCTCCAAAACCTTTTGACTTGTTCTATCGAGAAAGTCAACGATCTGTTTAACATCCATAGTATCAACAGCAGGCCCATACACCTTCTCGACGAGACCATCTAGCGTTACATACATCGAATCAGTATCGATCGCAATAACATAGTCTCTGTCAACGGTCTTGAGTGTCTTGTTAAGATACTTATTAATCTCACGCTCCATCCATCTAATCGATAACTGGCCAGCCTTAGTAATCGATTCAGCGAGTCGGTTATCAAACCAGCGGAAGAATTGGTTGGACAGGGCACCATAAGCAGAGTTCAGTTGGATCTTCTTTGCAAGCTGCATGTTATGACATCGTGCAATCTCGTTCTCCCACTTCTGAGACTTTTCTTTCTCGTACATCTTCTTCGCGTCGAGCATTCGCTTCTTCCACGCGGATCGATCGTTGTACATTGTCTCCATCAGCGTTGGAAGAAACCCTCGCTCCGACTTGTCAAACAAACAGCCCGTAGGAGCAATCGTTACATTGTACTTCTCCAATACCTCTCTGACTGTTTCGTACTGAAGCAAGTACTCTGTCATCTTTAGAGAATGCTTTTGGCCGCCAAGTCCGGAAAGACCTGCTTGTATGTTTTCGTATATCCGTACACGTTCTTCCTCATCACGTGATCGATCAAGATCGCCGTTGAGGAACATATCAACGCTACTCGTTGTGACGGCAAGATCGTACTCAAACATCTGCCCCTTGAGCGTCTCAGGAGAAATGTTGTACTGCATGATCAAGTGAGGATACAGACTGTTCAAGTCAAAAGAAACAACCCACTTATGCAAACCACATTGAGGATCCTTAACATAAGCCCCTTCAATCTGTCGAGGCTTGTCACCAACTTCCTTCATCGGAATCACAATGTTCTTACTCAACAGGTAGTTGTGAATAATCACATCCCACATCCCTACTGTAGTCAAACTGTCAATGTAATTAACTTTACCGTCATAAGCAATAGCGTAAACCTGCTCGAGCAGCTTCATCTTCTGATCGAGTCGATATACCAAGTCCACGTCGCGGATGTTGTAGTTGATGTAGTTCTGAAAGTCGCCTTTGTAGAAGGCATCCAGCGAGTCAAACCCCAGCGCCTCATAGTCCAACTTACGTTCGCCTAATTCAATAAAAGCAATATGATCAAGGCGGAAACTTTCCTGCTGAGAAAAGGTAAACTTCTTGTACAGGGCCATGTAATCGAGAACAGATACGCCAAGAGGGAATCGCATGAATCGATCTGGATCGTCTGCTGCAAGCTCACGCGCGTTCGGATTGAGTCGCTTCTCCCAGCGATTCCACGGTGACAGTCGTAGTGCCGTCTTCTCGTCAAACATTCTCTCAATGCGGTTGATCATGTATGGCATATCGAAGAACTCAACGTTCCAGCCTGTCAACACATCTGGAGCCCAGTCAGGGGTATTCCACACATCAAGAAAACGCATGATCATGTCGCGTTCATCTCTACACTGGATGTACGTGACATAGTCCGATTCCGTTCTGTATTCGCGAATACCAAATGTCATGGCACGATCGTTCTTACGAATCGTAATCGCGGTGAGGGCTTTGTTTGCTGTTTTGATATTTGGAAAGCCGCCCTCGGACTCCGTCTCAATATCCAACGTAACAACAGATATCAGACTCGGGTCATATTGAATTTCGTTTGGAAACTCATCATTGATGTATTGATACACATGCGGAATCACACCATAGATGCCATGGCCGTTGACGTTCGAGTACTCACTAATATAGTCAGACGTATCACGCATCGAGCCAGGATAAAGCTTCGATACGGGTTTCCCATCGATTGTTTTGTAGTCTGAATGTGCGTTCGACGTAATAAAGATGTATGGTTTATATTCGACGACTTCTTTCAGTCGCCGACCATCTTCATAACCTCGAACAAGCAGCTTCTCACCTACACGTGCAACGTGTGTGTAGAATCTCACTTATTGTTAACTTTCTCTGCAATGAATTTTGCAACAACAGCAACCGTGACTGGATTATCACCTGCCCGGCTTAGTAGTTCATCATCGATCAACTCGATCTTGTAAACATCCTCTAGGTCCATCAGAATGTCAACTAGATCAAGCGATTGGATATCCATGTCCTCATTGAGGACTGATTGACTATTAAAAATAGAAGGGTCTACTTTTTTGAACGAGGCGACCATTTCAATCACCTTACGTTCAATTTCTTCAATGTTTGCACTCATAATATATGATTCCGTTTTATTTTAACGACAACTGTTTTTCTTTGTTTGACGTCAAGTAGTTGGATAGCTTTGTCAAGTAACCCCTGTTGCGGAGGTCTTTAAACACGAGATTCTCAAAAGAGAACTCACCACCCTGTTCAATTGCAGCTGCACGCATCGCACGCAAACGGTCTTTTAACTCATTTGCAGCACCAATGCTCTGCTTACCAGCGACCATATTATCTATCTCTTTCATGTAAAAGGCAACCTTTTGTTGAAGGAGACCATCTGTTTTTGGTCGGAATGTTATTGGCTGGGGTTCTTGTAACCAACGATTCTTCATTAACGAAAACACACCCTGACCTGGACGAGGTTTGGCAGATCTGTCTTCTGCAAATAGCTCTACAGGATACCCACGCACTTTGATATTTGTATGGTACGCAGCCCAAAGTGATTTCTTTGACATGAAGTAATCAAACACCATAGCATCTTCACAGCTAACTTTTGAGTAGTCAACAATCAAATGGATATCAAGATCCGAGTGCTTTGTGTAATTGTAATTGGCATTGCCACCAGTAAGCACAATGTCATACACAATTGTACTTTTAATGTTGGCAAACGTTTGCCACGTGCGTGCAATCTCAAGCAGCTTTGATCTAACCTTTGGATCAAGCTTCTTTTTATCGTCCCAGAATTTTGGATTGAGCTGCTTGTGATATTGTATTGTCGAGCGTTGCTCGAGAAACAGTTGGAATGTATTCATAGGAGGAAACGGTATTGTTTCCTCTATTTAGTTTAATACATTCCGTTGTAGTATTTGCCTTCGTACATCGCCGCACGGCGCTCAGCAACCTTGACGAGCCAGTTCCAAACATAAACGGCAACTTTTTTAATCATAGCATTCCCCTTTGTGAGAGTATACGCATACGGTACTCTAGATCGCAAAGATCGACGGAGCTTGCAAGGTACGCATGGATCTCGTCTTGATAAGACGTCGTAAATGTGGATTTTACCCACTGCCAGAATTTTTCAATTGTTATGTGCATGTTTCTACCCATATGTCTTTTGAACAAAATTATAGCCGGCGCGCGGCCGGCTTGGTTTAATTACAGGTCGCGACCTTGTGGGTCTTCTGTAAGAAGTTGCTTCTTAGAAGCGGTTGCCTTTTCTTTGACTTCGATCTTCTTTGGCTTTTTGTGTTCAGGAATAATACGCTCCAAAAACACCTTGAGCATGCCATTAAGCATCTCAGCGTCTTTGACTTCAACTTGATCCTCAAGTGCAAAAGTACGAGTGAAGTTGCGTGTTGCAATTCCCTTCCATAGAAAGTCGTTCACGTCTTCCTCATTCTGCACGTTGCCCTTAATGACCATCTTGTTATCAGCAAGCTCGATTTCAATATCCTGCTTGGCAAAGCCAGCAACAGCTAACTCGATGACGTAAGTTGAGTCACCTGTTTTCTTAATATTGTATGGGGGG